TTTATAATAAAATGGTACAGTAATGGGTTGTTAAATTTCCATTTAAACCATGCTGATTGTTGACGCTTATCACCTACATTAAGGTATCTAAAACCCTGTACTGTGTCAGAGTTTGTTTTACCCATTATAACCATATTGTTTTCACGTGAGTTTGTAAATAAATCTATATCTTTAGGTAATAATGTAGGGACTACCTGACTCTGATTTACTACGTTTGGTTCACCTTCTCTCGCAATGTTAGCCATTTCATTAAAACGACTAAATTTACCAGAATCGTCAAGGTAAGCAACAGTAGTACCTAGTGAAATAGGAGGAACGTCTTTGTTATAGTTAAATGTAGATATACTTCGTAACTTAGCAGTATCAGGGTTTAATACTGTGTCATCAGATGATAATAAAAACTGTTGGTTAGTACTAAATACTACAAGACCCGAGTTTATATCTATACCATCAAACAGTTCTGATGGAAATGTAGATGAACACGATATATCAATAGGATCGTTTGCACTTACAGTTAATGCTGTTTCAGCAAAAAAGTCAGGTTTGGCAAGTGTCCCCGGTCTCGATAGTATCACGTTTTCTCCAGCTAAAAATGCTAATCTGTTACGAAAAAACAATACTTTATTAATACGTTTATCTTTAAATGTAGGAAACGGATTACTGGTATCATCACCTACTTCTCTGTCAGCATATGTAAACTGCTTGATAGTAAATGTAGCTATTTCTATAGGTGTGCCGGGGTCTGCTAAAGCAGTTCTTTGGATGACTAACGGCATATTTGTTAAGCTTAGAGCTATACCCGGCTTTGCACATTCACTCCAAGATCCTGTACCATCTTGATCGTTTAGACCTTCAAATCGTAAATAGTAGTCATCTTCTTCTGAAATTCTAGCGTTAGCTACTTTGACTATATAACCATGTTTACATTGTTTAGGTAGTAAAGTAACATCGTTTACTGATGTACCCATACTTCGCATCAAGTCATCTTCTACTATCTCAACATTGAATGGGTTACTAGCTGACATGTATATACCGTTACCTATGATAGTACCAGTAATACCACTAGGTAGTTCTGATACAAGACCACCTAATACTTGGTCAGCACTCACAGCTGTATCAGAATCAAATGGTGTAGGTTCTGGTCTAACTCTACCATTACCGGCTGAACCACCAAAAACTGTTGATTTTATTGAAATAGTTTCATGCTCTGTTACTTCTATTGTATATGTAGCAGGGGATTCTCCTTTAGTAGATGGTTCATTCGCACTTGATCCACTTATAGTACGTCCCTTAGCTTGGTCCATAGTTACAGTAGTTGTATCACCTGTAGTCCAACCTTCTCCACCATGTAATAAAAATATACTTCTAGCGTATGCACATGCAAAGTCATTCTGAGAGTTACCTTCTCCACCTATATTACCCTGCTGCCCACGTATGTCAAGTTTAAATATTAAGTTTTTCTTTGATCCGCTATCTACGCTAAATGTCTGTATACCAATACCTCTACACTGTCCAGTACCTCCTGATTCATCAAGTGTGTCAGATTGTATTTTGATACGTGTAGCTCTTGTAAATGAAGTAGTTGTATTATTATCATAAATATTAAGCCCATACTGCCTACCATTCTCTGTACGTGTCACTTCAACAAATGCAAAGTGTGTATTAGGGTTATCAGTAGTTGTACCTGTACTACCTACCAGTGTATTAGCATTAGTAGAATCACGACTACAAACAAAGGTAGTGTCGTTGATAGTAAGGAATTGTATGTTCTCCGCATCAGTTGTTGCTAAATAATTTTGTATAGCTGTTTGTCCACCTGTACCATATACTATGGTTTGTGCAGCTCCAGCGTTGTCACCGTCAGCCTTCCACATTCTTAGTGTACCATCTGCGGCAACTTGTCCTATGTAAGATCCTTCTTCTTCATCTCGATGGTAGTGAAACCACGAACCACCTGTTTGTACGCTGGGTAAAGGCTGAGAGTTTATTCTTTTTGCACCCGGTCTTTTATACAGACCACGTGTGATGTCAGGTATTGCATTTACGACATCTTTGACTTGTCCCGGAAATTTTAATTGATCGGGCTGTTCCGATATACCCCCAGTAAAACTAGGAATGGTTTGTGTTACGCTTGCCATTATCGTCTAAGGTTTCTCCAAGGTTGATATGTTGTATGTATTGTATTTTCTGGGAATCCAAACATACTATGATTACCCTGATTACACTCGTACTCTAAAATAGATGCACGTGCTAAAGCTTCTTGTCCTTGTAATAGTTTGACAAGATTAGGGTTTGCAACCAACTGTGTAGCTGCTTTTGTTGACGCTCTATATGTGATATAACGTCTAAATGATATAGGTAGGTTTTCAAAGGTTACTAATAATACAACGTCAAGGTCTATGCTGTCTATAGTAGAAAAGTCGTAGGTATGATCTATCTTATCATATAGTTTACCATTACGTCTGACTACATCATATATTCTATGAGTCCAGCCTTCTGATACATCTAGTTGTAATACATCATTTGCTAAAAGTATATTACCATTACTATCAGGTGTATATTTTACATGTTTTTCTGTGTTAAAATGCCACCCTTCTGCCTGCGTGTCTACGTTGGCGTCACGGAGTAGGTTGTATATGAATGATATTTCTGGATTATCATATACTAATGATGTTACTGGTGCTTGACCTATAGCTCCCAGTATAGAGTTCACTGCGGATAGTTCGGTATCGAGGTCAATAGTTGTGGAAGCCATAATAAAAAAGGGGGACACGAAGTCCCCGTATAGAATAAAAAATTTATGAGAAAGCTGAAGGCTTAGTTGCTGTTCCAGCGAATAATTCAACTGATGCAGCAGGGTTAAGTGCGTCTGCTCCCATAGCTAGGCGACCTAAGATTACGTCACCTTGGTAAACCACGGATATGTCTCCGCTTGTTACCTGTACTTGTGGTCCGATTGCTTCAACAACACCAGCAGCTTCCTTCTGGAAGATAAGTCCGCATGAGTTCTCGAAGTCAGATGTACCATTACCGTAAGAGTTAACAGTCTTAGTGGTTGTAGAACCAGCTGTTTCGTCAACCATTGCAACTTCTGTGAAGCTACCTGTGTTGCCGGGATCTGTTATTCCGGGGTTTGTTGCAGAACCTGTACCGTACTTAGTACCAAATCTACCAAAGAATGGGATATTCATTGACTTGTAGATCTTGATTCCAGCAATTTCGATGATGCCATTACCTGACTGTAATGCGTCACCTTGCTCGTCTCTGTTGATAAGACCGTTAGAACCAACAGCTTGTATTAGTTCGTAGTATTGTCTTGGGTTCAACACAGCTACTCTTCCGTCCATAGAAACACCTTTTTCATCTAGTGCAGCAGCTGCATCATAGAAAGCGTTTACTAGAGCTGTAGAGCTATAAGCATCAGATGCGTTTGTAGTTGTACCTACACGGATCTGTGTTCCACCGGGCTCAACGAAGTTAGTCTTAGTGATAGGACTAGCTTGTCTAGCTGCCTTGGTGATTGATCTGAAGATCTTTCTGTCATACTTCTCTGCTAATGCGTAGCCGATTTTCTTAGAGATTTCTCCTCTTAGATCGTAGTGTGCTAGTGTTTCATCTAGCTCATAAACAAACGCAGAACTGATTAATAGGTCGTCGCATGTTATGGTTTTTTCAGCTACTGGAGGTGCACCGTCACCGTTACCTAGTATGCTGTTGCCGGGTGTATGGTACTCGGCTGTTGTTCTACCTGTGAAGATGAACTGAAGTGACTTACCGTTTGTAAGTGTTCTTTTCATAACAAGGTCTCTAGCGATTGTATTACGCTGGAAGCCTTTGAACATTTCTCCACTGAACAACTTTAAATAAAGTGCTCTGGCGTCGCCTGCACTATTAGATTGACCCGGACGTGTTAGACTTGTAGTCAGGGTACTGTTTTGTTGTGCCATTGATATGGATTGTTAAGGATTGATATTGCTTAGATCTAATTTTTTCTCGAGATTTTTGTGGTCTATCCCACCGTCTAGACGGCATAAGGTGTCCGGCTTACCGGGCTTGTGCCAATGGCAGGGGAGTCCGACTCTGAGGTGCTCCCCGGCTGTTTAGTAAGAAGGAGTCTCTAGTTGAGCATCTTCTTTCTTTTCTTCAGTTTTGTTTTCTGGCTCTGGAGCAGGGTATGTCTCA